CTCTTATTATATGGGAATCCAGCTGAAGTGGATCGATTAATGGCGTCGACATATGCTACTCCAGCAGCGCCATTCACTGCCACGAAGTTAGAGACAGGATGTATCATCTCCTTCCAGCGTTTTGGCAGCTTTTTCCGGATATCATGAAGAAAAGCTTCCTTACATTTATCCAAGACATCAAGATCTAAGTCATTAGAGCACTCTAGCATGGGTTTCAATATAGTATGTACAGTTTCCCATCCCTTGTGATTGGGGGGACCATGCTCTAGTTGCCATCCATCTTCCATCATAAGTTTACATAACGGAGTTGGTTTGACACGGGTCTTGAATTTTCGTCTATGATAATTGTTAATTGAAGCAAACACAGCAGCGTGGCCTTGTGCAACAAATCTAAAGGGGCTCTTTGGATGCAATCCAGTTAGTTCCACTGTTTTACTTTGCGTACTCAAGACAGGTGCGTCTTCTTCCACTATGAAGGCGTCCATTTGAGATTGAATGCCCTCGATATCCTCTTTATAAACCACAGTGGCGAAACCAGTAGTGTCTTGTGTAGAACCAAGAAAATGGATACCCAATATAACAGGTCCCATCGGAGTCATGCCTACTAATGGAGCACCACACTCACCATAGGCGGTTGCCTTTTGATAGAGTGCACCATAGACATCTGGAACGACAGCCTGGTTTTGGTCGCTCATCATTGTTTCTGCCGAAATTTCATGTGGCATATTATGTACTCCGAAACCTTTAATCATTTCATTATACTCGATATCACCCTTAGAAGTACGTACAATCAAGGTTCCACGTATTTTTGAAGTGAATCCCTTTGGAGGGAATAAATCAATAATATTTTTCTTAGGAGGCAATGCAAGTAATTCAAAAAACATAAGATCGCGCTCTGGAATTCTAATTGTTTTTGATTCACGCAACTTAAAAGGCACATTGAGATTAGGTTGATTTGGCAGATTACTAGATACTAGTTTGCGCTCTATTGCTACAAAAGTTTCTGAATCTGGTGGCATACTGTGATTATTAGTAACATATAAATTACCGCTAAGACATACAGCATTGCAGTAAGCATAAACCAGTGGAGGACCTTCTCCTTTATGACGTTGATAAGTGGTGCAAATATTGACAACATTCTTCCCAAGTTTACTTAACATAAGACCTCGATCCATTCCTTTCCATGATTGTGTAAGACGTGAAACGTCAAAATCTGTTGCAACAAATCTTTCGTTACGATAGATATTTATTGGTTCTTCGTCCAATGGAACTGGTGATTTCTCCGTCGTCTTGGACTCTGTAACAAGCATTGGTTGTTTA